CTTGCAAGCTCAGGATATTGCAGATACAGTGGTCTATGTGACCAGTCAGCCTCGTCGTGTGCAGATTACAGATATGACCATTATGGCCAATCAACAGGCGACAGGTTTCATGGTTCATAAAAAATAAAAAAATTCTTTGAAAAGTTACAAATTTCTGTAACTTTTTTTGATTTCCTGCGAATAGATGAGTAGGAGGATGAAAAATGTATAATAAAGTTATCTTAATCATTTTGACTAAATAACAGAAAGACGCTAGACCCTTTAAAAATCTAGCGTTATTGACATACCATCTTTTGTAACAATAATTTCTTTTATGATATTCTTGACAATTTTCGAAGCATCTTCGTAGCTTAATTTTTCAACATCAAAGTCCTTTAGTAGACGTGTTAGCTTTCTCTTTCGGATGCTAAGAACATTCGATTTTTGATTTTCTAGCTGCTCTTCTAGGAACTGTCTTTCCGTTTTAATTTTAGCGTTTTTTTATTCTAGTTCTTTTCGTGTGATGATTTCGTCCAAGTACAATTCTGTTAATTTTGAGACTTGATTATTTATCCGTTCGAGTTGTTTCTTTATCTCCTCGACCTTGATAGTTTCTTCTTTCTTAGCGAGTGTCTCATTTTTATATTTTGGATCAAATTTAATTCTTTCAAGTTCATTGATTACATCCCTTTCAAGTTCCTCTTTAGAATACCACCCTGATTCGCATCTTTTTTCTAAATCTTTGCTGTGTCGATTTCTGCATTGGTATTTATGATGAGAGATTCCATTCTTGTCTTTTCTTGTACATCTCAGACCAAGTGAAGCACCACAATATCCGCATTTCATCAAGCCAGAAAGCATATACTTTGCTCTGAACGGTCTTGGATTATTATATTTTTCATAAGCTGAAATCTGCCTTCTTTCGACTTCTAGTTGCACTAAGTCGAACAACTCTTGACTAATTATAGCTTCATGTTGTCCCTCATATACTTTACCTTTGTATTTTGATTTGCCAAGATACGTTTCATTTTTCAATAAGTACTTCGTGATTGTTTCGCCCCAGGGCCTTTTTCTTCCAACGTGACCTTCAGCGTTTAAATCTCTGATGATTTTGACCACTGACTTACCGTTTAAGTATTCCGTGAAAATACGATTGACAATGAGTGCTTGGGTTGGATTGACCGATAAGATGCCGGTTTCTTTTGAGTAGTCGTAGCCGAAAGGTATCGTTGTCCAAGACATGGATTTCCCGTTCTTCGCCCGTCCCTCTTTTCCCAACATCATTCTTTCTTTGATTTGCTCACGCTCCAGCTGAGCGAATACTGAAAGCATACCGATTGAAGCCTTGCCAAAAGGAGTGGAAGTGTCAAAGTTTTCTTGCAAGCTGATGAATGACACATCATTCTTAGTAAATACATCCTCGATCAGGAATAAAGTGTCTTTCTGACTACGACTCAATCGGTCTAGCTTGTAGACTAGCACTATATCAACTTTCTTGCGCTTCACGTCCGAGATTAAACGTTCCAATTCAGGTCTTTGAGTGTTAGCGCCCGAAAAACCACCATCAACATAGACATCGTAGATTTTCCAGTCTTTTATTTCGCAGTATGCTTCCAGCTTTGATTTCTGCTCATCGATTGAGTAACCCTCCTCGGCCTGATAAGAAGTTGAAACCCTGACGTAGATTGCTACTTTATTTGTAGTTTTCATTGAATTTGTACCCCTTTTTTGATAAAATGGGTATAGTAAAGAGGGCTTTTTAATGCCTTTTACTATCCAGAATATCCTCACACTCAAGATTTGGCGATGGAGAGTGTGGGGATTTTTTTGTTTGCAACTATATCTATTTTAGAAAACAGTTGTTTTACTCTTTCGGTAAGTGTTGTTGAAGAATTAAGGCCACGTTGGCCTTTTCTTCTTCGGTCATAGGAGGTTCGTTTGGATCGTCTACCGAAAACTCGATAGCATGCCACTTATCATTGACTCTAATCCACTCTCTTCGTCTGTGGCATTTGCAATCTAGGTTGTGTTTAATCACTTCCATCGGTCTACTTTCGTTACTCATGTTATTTCTCCCTATACAAATCCACAACTTCGCCAATAATTCGGAAGTCTGTTTCTGGTGTGATTGGCATATCTTTGTATGCAGGATTTAAGCTATGTAAGTAAGCTTGGTCTTCATCAATAACAAGCTGCTTGATGTAAGCATCGCCGTTATAGTTGAATACCCCGATAACTCCGTCATTTAAGTCCACGCTTGTCTGAATGAATACCAGGTCGCCATCGTGATAATCAGGCTCCATGGAGTCACCTTTGATTGGAATAACAAAGTCGGCATCGATATCTACTGGCAACTCAATCCGTTCCACTCGTACATCGTTCAAATACTGGCCTGTACCTGCAGAAGCTGGGTGGTCGTAGTAGTCGTAACTGTAGAGCTGAATGACTTCCTCCGATACTTCGTTTATCTTCGTTTCTTCTTCGTTTTGACTCTCCAGAAGCTCCTCAGATGTCCGTAGTACGATTTTTTTATTGTCAGTATTTAATTTTCGAGCTGTATTTGTAATTTCTTCTAAAAGGTAGTCTGACGATTGTGCGGTAGCAATCTTGTTTTCGATAAGGTCAGATTTATTTATATTAAAATAGTTTGCCAAAAGTTCAATTTTACCAATACGAGGATAAGTTATTCCTTTCAGCCAGTCGCGAACTGTAGTATATTTTAAATCCAAGTCTGCACATAATGTATTTCTGTCTATCCCTTTTTGATTCATGTAAAAACTTAGATTGTTGGCAAAAATTTCTTTATTTTCGACTTTCATTTCCACCCCTCCTTATATAGTATATTTTACGGCAAAAACGCAAAAAAGTAAAGAATAAAATAAAAAATTGCGAAAAAAACGCAAAAAATACTTGACATTGCGGTTTAACCGCAGTATAATATAATCAAGCTTAGAAATAAGCAAAAAAACGAAAGGAAAAGGAGGTAGAGGATGAATTTAAAAGATTTGTTGATTTATTCTAAAGAGCTTAAAAATAATGATTTTCATTCAAAAATTATTATTTCAGCGGATGGGGTTTATCTAGAGCAAACAAAAGAGTTTCACCCACTTGATGAAACTCTACTAGATTAACTTACTCGTGTGTAAGGATGGTATTTAGATAATCTATGAATATTAGAACCGACAGATCCAATCAAGACAGATCTATATTCTGATTCACTAACATTATGGTAGTGATAAATACTACCGTTATTAAATTCAACTTCTAAGATTCCGTCTTGCCAGCCAATACTACGAACATTTGTAGATGCGACATACTCTCTTTGCATTTTTTTCCTCCTTTCTGTTGAAATTTTGACTAAAACGGTGAGAGGTCCTAGTCAAGAATGATTATAACATAGATAACAGAAAAACACAACATATTGTTAGATAAATAAATTCGAATCACAACATATAGTGCACGAGGTGTGAAAATGTGGGAACAATTAAATAAAATCATGCAGGAAAGAAATTTAAACGGTAGTCAGTTATCTAAAATGGCTGGAGTTAATCGTAGTTTCTTTTCTGACCTAAAGACAGGAAAGGTGAAATACCTTTCTTGGCCGAATATGTGCAAAATTGCTGACGCACTGGAAGTCAGCTTGGATGAATTTAGATAAGGAGGTGGGAAATGAAAGAATTGAAACAAATTTCAGTTAAGACTTCTGAACACGATGTGCTACTGACAGCAAGAAAAAACCACCCTGCTGTATTCGTCGATGGAATGTTTATCGACGGAGTGGAGAGAGTGGAATTTATCAATCACTTTGAAAACAAAGATTGTGAAGTGTTATTGACTTTCAACGACAGGATAGATAACAATCCGTTCCCATTAGATGAAGTTAATCTATTAGAAAAGTTATTTGGTCAGGCTTCAAACGGGCAATCCTTACGGGATATTGTCTTGCAAACTCTTGAAGATGGAAATTAGTATCTAAGCCGTCAAAGAACGACACATGTATACTGAAGCTTTCTTTCCCATCTTTCTTGGCTCTTTCGTATTCTTTGCCAAGGACGATTAAAGAAGCTTCTAATTGATAATCAGTCATAACATTACCTCCTTTCTGACTACATTATAGCAGAATTGGGAGGAACAAATAGAAAAATAAGGAGGTAGGAACGTGCCGAAAATGACATTAAAAACACTAAGAACACTCAAAAACTGGAGACAAAGTGATGCGGCAGCAGCTGTGAATGTATCAGTTGATACGTGGGGGCATTGGGAACGTGGGATAACAGAACCTAGTGTTTCGAAAGCATATCAAATCGCTAGTGTTTTCGATGTATCAGTAGATGATATTATTTTTTTACCCGATATTGCGGTTTAACCGTAATAAAAAAATAGAAAGGAGTAAATATGAATGAACTAGAAAGAACAGCCCTCAATGAAATACTGAGGACTGTAACATATATTGCTGAAAAAGTGGATGAAATTGAAAAAATTTTAGAACCACAAGCAGAGATTAAAGACGAGATCATTGAGGCTTTATCTGCTGGCAAAGGAATCGTTGATTATGGTATATGCTCTGCAAAAGGTCATGTTGGCCCAAGGGCGCTCAACAACGACGAACGTCTTGCTGTGGGTTTGCCAGTGAATGAGCTTATTATAGGGGATTTAGGTGTTTAACGAAAAATTTCAATTATCTTTTGAACGGCTGGTTTATTTTCACGCTCAACAGCATCATGCCATGCGTTTAAAAATAGTTCAAAATCAGGTATTCCATACAGATTTGCTAATTTAGGTAATTCTGTAAAGAGTGCCGGAAACTCTCTAAAAATAGGGAGTAGCAGTGTTGCTAAGTATCTATTTTTAGGGCGGTCTGTAGAATTTTGGATAAGATGAATAATTTCGTCGGATTCATATTTTACTAATCTTTTGTGATTGAAGACTTCAATATCAAGTAGGATTTCTTGACTGTATTGCAAATATGGCACACTCCTTGAATGTTTATCCCATATGTTTTGATTTGAATATTCTTCTAAAAAATAATGAGCTGTCATTTCACAAATCACTTCCTCGAACCAAAACATCGTCCGCTGCTTAGGACTGGCATTGATGTAAAAATGGCACAACTCATGAGCTACTTGGTAAACGTTTCTGGCATAGAGGTCTGAACCTTCGGTTGATAAAAAAATGATGTGATTATCTGCAAATGCCATCGGTGCATCGACGATTTCAGCATCAACAATATATAATTTCTTATCAACAATACCAGGGAAAATCTTATTTGCTATATGAGGTAGATTAAGCATTACGAGTGGGTGGACACTCTTAGAGACACCATAGAAATAAAACCAATCTTTAGCATTAGGTAATTGAAATCTAAACATAATTTTTCTCCAATCATTCTATTATTTTTATTATACCAAATTTAGAAAGGAGCTCGTATGGATAAGAAAAAACTTTATAACTTAAAAGTGGATTTCATATTTCAGGAATCCAACTAACGACTATACCGCTGTTAGTAATGATTTCATCAACGATCCTGCGCTTGGAGCGGCTGAAATAGGAATACTGATGATTGTGTTGAGCAATATCTCCACTTGGCAAGTTTATCCTGAAGAGATAGCAAAACGAGCAGGTTTGAGTTATCGAACTGTTTTAAAGCACTTTGAAAAATTGAAACAAGCGGGTTATTTGCGAGAAATTAAGGTATCTTTTGGGCGCGGGGCTGGTTCACGAATCTTTAGATTTTTCTCTGATAGAAAAATATCAGAATTTAGTTTTCAAATAATGCAAGAGAGACTTTTTTCTGAATTACGGTCACAAGGTTTGCAGGTGTAAAAATAATACATGTAAAAATAATACATGTAAAAATAATACATGTAAAAATAATACATGTAATTTTTTTCACACTAACAAATATTAACTA